TAATAGCCCGACCAGCCCTCTACGGCCACCGCAACGCCAGCAATGTGCCCTCTTCCTATGACATTACCTGACCCTAACGTAGTTAATTCAGGATCATAAGTTTCTAAGTCAATAGCTACTTCTTTGGCTCCTGATAAATCTTTTAGTTCGTGAGGTGCAACCCATTCTGTTTCGGGTGCAAATAGTGGGATCTGTGTTCTTCTCATTCGTAGTCTCTCTCCTTTACCATCTCAAGATAGTGTATTGCTTTATCTATATCTTGTATGCCACCCTTCTCTGAGTGCCTACATATGTACTTTATAGCGTTGCCCTCCGCAAAAAGCAACTTGTTTTCGTTAATAAATTCAGCAGGTTGAATCTTCATATTGCGGTAGTGTTTCCCGCCTACCTGCTTATCTAGTGAATCATATACTGCTTTTTTAAATATTTCTTTATTGGTCATATTATATAAGCTCGATCAAAGTTTTTTGGATCTAACACATGCAATTCACGCTTCGCTCTTGTTGCTCCGGTATAAAATAATCTATGTAATTCATCCGGGTCATGACTAAAAGTTTCAATCGCTGCACCTGTTAAGTCTTGCATAAGCAAAACGTTGTCGGCTTCTCCTCCTTTCGCTGCGTGTATAGTTGACATTTTTATACGAGGATTTTTATTTAGTGTTTCTCCATTCGCCCTCATGTTACGAATGTAAGTTTCTGTCATTGGATCTAAACCATTAAATGATTCAAACCAAACGTTAGAAGTTAGTAACCCGTGTTGATCTTGACATTCTTTTAGTGTATACTTCGCATCCGAATGAAGAGTTTTACCCTTCTGGAATCCAACTAAAACATTGTCACCTAAGTATTCATAAATGTTTTTAATTTCTAGATGATTTAATAATTCACCTTTACGCCAATGCTCCCAATTATTTAATGCTAACAATAATTTTAATGGTACAGAATTTATTCCTTTACATTGGTAGTACCATCCTTGAATTTCACACAAATCTTTGGCATCTTCTAAAAAATAATTTGCAGAAGATAGTACTAACCAGTTACCTGAACTCATATCTACTTGTGTTATATCAGAATATCTTCTTAATAATCCTTGTTCTTCTCTAGGTTTATATTCTTTTGGAAATCTATTTTGTACTTTGTTAATTATTTTTTGTGATAGTTCATGTATAGGACCACCTGGTATTCTATATGATTGATCTAATGTTTGTATGTCATCAACTTCTTCTTTAAGTGCTATGAAGTGATCTACATCTGCACCGGCCCATTTAAATATAGCCTGATCATCATCACCAGCTATGTAAGTTTTATGTGCTCTCTTCCAAATTTTTCTTACCATTTCCCATTGCAATAAAGATAAGTCTTGTGCTTCATCTATAAATAATACTTCAAACGTAGATAAAGTTTCTTTTGTTAAAAAGTCTTCTATCAAATCGTTAAAGTCTTTTAGATTCTTTTCTTTCTTAAATCTTTTTAATTCTTCTGCTAATAAAAATAATGTGTTTCTTTCTATGTCTAGTATATTTTTTCTAGAGTCATAGTATTCTAATAAGTCCATTCGTTTTACAGCTGCTGTATTTATTATTGTAAGGTATTCATTATCAGAATTAAATGTACCATCATCATTAGAAAATTTTGCTGTCTTAATAGGTATGCCACATTTCTGTCCAAATTCTTTATAGTCTTCTGTCTTCATCATTTTTTCTTTAGTCATACCCAATTGATTAAAAGCGTATGAGTGTAACGTTCTGAAAAAAGGTAGATCATTATCTTTATCTAAACCAAATTTATCTGCAGCTCTGTCTGCTGCTTCCGTTGCTGCTTTTTTTGTAAAAGAAAAATAACCTATTTGTCTAGGTCTTATCCCATCTTTGAGAAATTCGTCCACTAAGTTTAACAATGTTGTTGTCTTTCCCGTTCCTGGTGGACCTAGTATTATTGTCTTCATATTTCTTCAGTTTCCTCTCCGCTATTTGTAGCTGTATTTGTGTTAGTTCTAGTTCTTCTGTTAGTTCTTGTATTATTAATCTAAATCTTAAGTGCCAATTTTTACCTACATCTCTGTCATAAGTTTTTGGTTTAGACATTAAAAATCCTCCTGTTGATAAGCAATTTTAGATACTGTTGCTTCTAATTTTTTCATAGTTTTAATTTTAATTACTCTTGGTTGTTGTGATTTAACTCTTAACCTTGTTTCTTCTACAAAAATATCATCTAATCTTTTAATTAAATTACCTGTTTTAATTTTATCCATGTCCCAGTTATTCTTTTTTAAGAATGAATAAAAGTCTTCCATTCTAAAATATGTAAACCCATCTTCTGTAAAAGGTAACTTATTAAATATATCATCTATTGTTCTTGCTGATTGTCTATTAGTTGTCCAATCTTGCAAGAGTCCTGTAATTTCATTAGTAGGATTCAATGACTCTAGTGGTTCTACTTCTTGTAAATTTTGCATTAAAGGTTTTAAAAAATGTTGCTTCCAATCTTTTGGTTTAGGTACAGGTACAACTAAATTAGCTTGATCTAAACATGCTAACGCAAACAAAGGTGAGCTATACAACTGTTCTGTTTTTAATTCTATTCTAGTTTTATCTACATTTAAAAACCATTGTGGTGGTGTTGATGTATATTTTGTAAGACTACCTAATACAGGCATTTCTTCTTCACCAAATCCTACACCAAATCTTTTTGTTCTACATAAACCAGACTGACATACTGCATTGATAGGTGCATCTTTACATCTATATTTATCATAACCTTTTCTGTTTACTGATTTAATTAATTGTTGAACCTCACTATTACTTAAAGCAGGTTCCATATATTGTGAATTAGCTTTTACAATTTCATCTTCCCATGTGTCTGGATGTGATTGTTTATAATAAACTGCAATATTAAATAGTGCATTATTTCTGGAACCCTCACCAAAACCAATAGATGCTAACTTGTTTAAGCAAGGGGGTCCTCCAGGAAATGCTTCTTCTATTTTTTTCTCTTCTGTTTTAATCGCTTCGACTTCTTCTTTACTGCAACTGTAAACATCATAGAGCTTATAAAATTCCTCAAGTGTACAACCGGCGCCATTATCGTTGATAGCATAACGTAGTCCTTTCATTTGATTGTGGTAAGGTAAGTTTAAAAAGTTTCCAGTGTCACCACGTTCCACTAAAATTTCTGTTTGTTTAGGAAATATTTCTGAACCTTCATATCCTAAAACTTTTGCAAATGATTTTAATTTTGATTGCATCAATGATGCAGGTATATTTTCTTTGGTAAATAAAAAGACGTGAGCTCCGCCAGATTTACTACGACAAACTATGAGGGGAAATTTATAATTCCTAATAGTTTTAACGAGGCTAGCGTGATCAAAGTTATATTCGTCAATATCAATGCACCCCCACCTACAATCATTAGTATCCGTGATAGGGATAATTCCAAGGGCTGGACCTCTTCCTTCCAAATGATTGGACCAAAGCTCGTCGTTGACGTCTTTACGAACAATGAAGGCTTTACCTTGTTGTTTACTACCATTTTCTCCTCTGTCACCGGGTTGATATTGGCCATATGCTATAGTTAATCCGCTGAAAATTTGTTTGAATTTATCCATATATTACATTCTAATTTCTTTGTAAAGGGGATCTTGCGATCCCCTTCAAACTAAATTTAGTACGGAGTACTATCCTTAGCTTTCTCTTCTACATCAGCTTTTGTTTGCACGTTACCCTTTGAGGCAGTACCACTAAAATCTTTAGCCGTAAGGTATAAAGATTTGTCGTCCTGTCCCATAATTCTGTTCTGCGTAACAGACCAACCATACCAAGAACCTTTGTCGTTCTTTTGTAGTACAGATTGTAAGTTATACACAACCCCATGCATTGGAGGGATAGCCATTCCACCTTTTCCATCAGATATTTGTATGGTTTTCATCATAGAATTCCATTTTTTACTAACGTTAAGCTGTGTTGATTTCATAGTAATCAACGCTGGTGTCATCCCACCTGCTTTTGTTTCAACCAAAACATAGTAAGATGCTGTCTCTTCTAAATAGTTACCATTTGGTAATCTAATTTTAGATCCATCTCTCTTACCAGTTTGAATTACCGGACTGTTCGGTAGGTGAACTGCGACTGGAGCACCTGGTCCGTCCCCTCTATCCGACCATTCTGGATAATCCTTTTTGTAATAACAAGGAATAACCTTGATACCTTTCTTACCATCGAAACATTCGCTGGTAACAGTATTATAGATCATGCCTGGTTTAGCACCTTCTATATACTTCGCATCACCATCAGTTACCTGCGGTGATAGTTGTCCTAAGATTCTGACAAACGGTAACGCCATATCTTCTTGCGTCATGTTTTCAAAACCTTTTTGCAGGTCATCACCAAATAAGGCTACTGAACCTGTGTCTTTCTTCATTACTTCATTACTCATTATACATTCTCCATTATTTATTTCCGGCTTATTTTAGTTTTATCTTTAATCCATAGACTAAAGCTATCAGAAGGCATGTCCAGGCCGGCCTGTACACGCTCCTGATATAGAGCTGTCAATGTATTCCAAGCCACATCAGATTTCTGTTGTGGTTCAAAACCATTTTCAGCTGCAAGGTTGAGCAATTGCTCCGCCTTGTCATCTTCTCCTTTACCAAAAGACACAGTTACATTGTTTTTAATAATGTCACCCAATCCTTGGTCACGAAGCCATTGTAGAGCTTGTTCTCTTCTCAATTCATCTTTAGGAATTGTAGCTCTGAATTCTTTTTTTACAGATACTTTGGACCCATCAGCTAATTTAATTTCTGATAGACCTTGTTCAGCTAATAGTTCTGGTATTACTCTTGAACCTATATCATCTGCTTCTTCTTTTTTCTTTTTTAATTGTTCTTCTAATGCTGCAATCTGATCTTCTTTTTCTTTAAGCTTTACACATTCAGCAGCAATTGTAGTTATCTCTACACTGTCTAAAAGATCTTTAGAATCTTTTAACATCATATCATTTACTTCACTCATATTTCTACTTTCTAGTTATAAAAGTCTACTTCTAATGGGTAGTATCTACTTTCGTTTCTCTCCCATTTAAGAACATTAAACTTTCCGTTTGTTACATCACTTATAACAATATTGCAAATCCCAATTATAATAGGATCTCCTATTGCTAATAAATAATCTTGTTGTCTAAAATCCTGTAAATTTTTTTTCATCTTTCTTACAAAAGGTTGTGTTGAATATATTGCTTGTGATTCTGGTCCACTATTAGGTAGACAAAAAACTAAATAACCAAAATCAGACGCACTTAAAATATTAATGTGTCTTGGTGGTTGTTGTGCAACATAAACAAATTTTTCATTAGGATTATTTTTATAAAAGTCTAAAAATTCTTTTAAAGAATCTGGTTTATATAATTCAAATATTTTATTTTTCATTTCTATTTCTAATTTCTCTTGACAGAAGATATAATAGTATTTATATAATTGTCAACTAGAAAGTAGAAATTAATTATGAACTATAAATTTAAGACTAAGCCGTATGCGCATCAGTTAACTGCGTTAGAAAAATCGTGGGATAAAACTGAGTATGGTTATTTTATGGAAATGGGTACAGGTAAATCAAAAGTGTTAGTTGATAACATGGCTATGCTTTATGACAAAGGTAAAATTAATGGGGCCGTTATTGTAGCACCAAAAGGTGTTTATAGAAACTGGTTTTCACAAGAAATTCCAAATCATTTAGCTAGTCACATACAACCTAAGATGGTACTCTGGACTGCTTTAACATCTAAAACAAAGGATAAAGAGTATCAAACATTATTCGAAACTGGACATGACCTTCACATCCTAATTATAAATGTTGAAGCGTTAAGTACTAAAAAAGGATTAGACTTTGCAGCTAAATTTATGCGTTGTCATAAAACAATGCTAGCAATTGATGAGTCTACTACAATCAAAAATCCAAGTGCAAAAAGAACTAAATCTATTTTATCTTTAGGTAAAGAAGCTACATACAGACGTATTCTTACTGGTTCTCCTGTAACTAAATCACCTTTAGATTTATATACTCAATGTGGTTTTTTAAATTCTTATTTACTTGGTTATGATTCGTTTTATGCATTTAGAAATAGATATGCAAATATGATTGATAGAAATTTTGGAGGTCGAAGAGTACAATTAATAGGTAGTTATAAAAGACTAGATGAATTAGCTGATAAACTAAAAGGTTTTTCTTATCGTGTGCTTAAAGATGACTGCCTAGATTTACCTGATAAAGTCTATATTAGACGTGAAGTTGATCTTACAGATGAACAAAGTAAAGCTTATTCTACTATGAAATCCGCGGCCCTCGCTCTACTAAAAGGCAAGATGGCTACCGCGCCTCACGTACTTACACAAATGATGCGACTGCACCAAATCACTTGTGGTCATTTACGAAATGATGATGGCACTATTACAGAAATTAAAAACAACAGACTAAAAGAATTAGTTAATTTACTAGAAGAGGTAGAAGGTAAAGTAATTATATGGGCTAACTATGTTTATGATATAGAGAATATAGTAAAAGTTATTAGTGATGAATTTGGAGAAGACTCTATAGTACAATATTATGGCGCTATTCCGGCAGAACAACGTCAAGAAAATATAAAAAAGTTTCAAGATCCAGATTCTAAAGCTAGATTTTTTATAGGTAATCCACAGACAGGTGGTTATGGTATTACACTTACTTGTGCAAATACAGTTGTTTATTACTCTAATGGATATGACTTAGAAAAAAGACTACAGTCAGAAGACAGAGCACACAGAATAGGTCAAACGAAGTCGGTAACATATGTAGATTTTATAGCACCAAAAACTGTAGATGAAAAGATAGTAAAAGCATTGCGTAAGAAAATGAATATTGCTAATGAAATTATGGATGAGGATTGGAGAGAATGGATTTAATTATATTAAACGATGGTCTGTATCAATTGATACCTGTTACAAAAAAATTAATGGAAGGTATAGTTATAACATCAGAAATAGATTGTTTTGATTTGTGTGACATACTTAGAATAAAATTAACAGGATATGTTGACACTTTAAACTTACATATAATGAATGATGGCTCTGGTAATTTTATAGGCTGTATGTGTAGATAGGATTTTCTAAGACAAAAGTATTTTTGTTGAAAATTACAAATCCACTAATCCCGTTTCGCGATTCAAAAACTTATATTCTATTTTTGTTGTAGCAAAGTCATTTTTAATTTTGTTACAGATTTTTTCTACATCAAACTCACCACAAGAATAAACATCAAACTGCATTAGTGCAGGATTAGGTTCATCCCAAATATGCATAGTGATGTGTGAAGTTTCTATAATTGCAACACCTGTGATACCTCTGTTGCCTGGCATTTTACAGTACTTAACATATGGACCCATAAATATTTTCATATCTATGGACTCCACAAATTCTTTCATCCATTCAGTTAGTTGCTCTTCGTCCATTGGTGGACGTGAAGCTTCTGCTCTAACAATTAAATGTTTGTGTACTAATAGACTGTTTTCCATCGAAGCTTTTTACACTAAATCGACAGCTTTTCCAATAATTGGTTTATATTTAGTTTTTTTATCTTCACGATATGCTCGTAAATATTGATGTCTAGGATTAAAAGGTATGTAGCTTGCGTGGATCCATCCCGAGTTAGGTTCGCCGGGAGTGTAGTACTCGAGGATCAATTGATCTACCTCACAATTCATTTTAACCCAATCAGCAACTTCAGCGTTGTCAATTCCCATACATTCGAAATCAACCGCCTCAGCTTTTGAGTGCTGGCTGGTTAAACTCGATCCTATGGCTACACACAGCTCAGGTGAGCGATAGCCGCTTGTCACCTTGACCCTGCCAAATTGGTCCCGTACCGGCTGTAAAATATTTTCACACAATGCTTTTAATTTATCTATTTGATCTGCGTTAGGTTCGTTGTCTATACCCTTACGTATAGCTGTGTCTGATTTGGTAAGCTCTTGTAAACTAAAATTTCTACTAAGTTGCATATTTTCTCCTATTTTGTAAAAAATAAATCTATCACGAAGAGTGTAGTTGTGCCCGCAGCTACTAAGAGAACCCAATAGAACTTGTCTATCTTACCGCCCAATTTCTCGACGTCTTCGTGAATATGTTTTAAGTCTTGCTTGTTTTTAGCAATGTCTTTTTTAATTCCAGTCATATGTCCGTATAATGATATGATGTGTTCTCTTGTTGTTTTTGGTTCTATAGCCATAGGATTATCCGCCGAAGGTTATATCATCTTTAAAGATGCTTTGTCCTTTAGCAATTTTTTGTTGGTTATTTTTTAGTTGATCAAAAGGTAATTGTCCAGTGTTTGGAACTGTTACTCCTGCTAGTAAATCTCCACCTGTAACTCCCGCACCTAAGTTATTTAAATTAGCAATAGAATCTAAATTAACTTGTGTCTCATCAGTTCTAAATGGATTTTCTATTTCTGGTAACATTTCTAATGATAATGGTGCTATTTCTATTAAAGATTTTATACCATCTAGTACAGGTTCTGCTTCAATATATGGGTTTGGTACACCAAGTCTTAATGCATTTTCTTCAAATTTATCTATGATATCTTTTGAAGGTTCGTAAGGTTTAAATTCTCCATCCTCTATTGCTCTTCTATCTCTTTTAGAAACACGGTCCATTCTTTCATCTAAAACATCGCTATCAATTCCTAAAGTTATTGCTGCATCATAATCTTTCATAAAATTACTTTTAGCTGCAAACAAAGCTCTGTTAGCATTTATATAAGCATCAACAATTTCTTCTGGTGTAACTACTCCACCTTTTAGTGAAGGTCTTTTAAATAAATCTTTTGCAAGTCTTTCTCTTTTTTGTAACTCAGAAATTTTATATGTTATTCCATTTCCCGGATCTATATCAATTGCTCTCAAGCCAGCAATACCCGCAAGTTCATTACCTAATTCATATTCATTTCCTCTTTCATCAAATCTTCCCGCATCATCAATAGGTTTAGATGCTAATCTCATTCTATTTAATTGTTTGTAATTAAAAGGTGCTTGTGATTCTACAAGGTGTCCTACCATAGAAGAAACTTTACCACCTATTGTATCTTCAGGATTCCAAACTTGATAACCTTCTGGAGTTTTACCTCCTCTAATAGTAATATCTGTTAAAGCTTCTGTCCAAATAGATTCTGATATAAAAGGCATTCCTAATTCTTTTGTTGAATCAATTAAACCTAAAATAAAATCATCAAGCATACCATCATTATCAGTTTCACCTTGACCTACTCTATTTAATACAGTTTGTAATGGTCTTGTAATTGTATCGTATGCATTCATGTGAGAAAAATCTACGTATTTTAATTTACCAGTTTTTTCATCTCTTAATGGAATAAGTGTAGAATTTTTAGACCAGTCAGCCACATACCTTCTCATTGCATCCATTTCATCTTCAGTAACATTATATAAAGCTTTAGCTCCTTCTACTGCTGCGTAAGGCACAGCTAATGTTGTAGCTGCCATTCCAGCTAATCTTGTATATCCAATATTAGCAAGTGGATTAATTGTAGTTCCGTCTGTAAGAGTTGCTGTATAACTAATTTCATCTAACGCACGTTTAACAATGTTAGTGCTTGTTCTCATAATTTCTGCGGGGAAAGATACAAAGTTACCTACAGGCATTTTTCTTAAACCTTTTACAAAGTCTGATACATAAGAATAATTAGGTATGTTATTTTTAACTATGTTAGCTGCTTCTTTTTCAAAATAATCTTGAGTTAATTTTACATTTTCACCAGCTGCATTTTTAAAAAAATTACCTCTTACTAAACCTTTTTTAGCAAAAGCATCTTCTAATCTTTTAGACTCTGTAGCCCATGAGGCAATTTTCCAAAAGTCATCTTCAGCTGTATATAAATCTTGTGATGTTTTAAATCCTTTTTTAAATGGTTTTAATAATTTATCTAAACCATTGTATGAATTCATAGTTTCACCAAACTTAACATCTTCTAATAGTTTAGTTAGATCTCCTACTTGTACTTGTGAGTTTACAACACCCAGTCTTAATAGTTTTTGATATAGTTCATTCTGTTGTCTTGTGCCTTTTAATCCTGTTTGTAATGCACTATAGGCTTGTTTAATAGCTGCAGCATTAGGTATAACACCATTCGCAGTCGCAAATGCGCTAGCAGATAAAAAGTTTCTAACGTGAGTAATAGGTGATAAAATTGTTTTAGCTATCTGTGATGTAGCTTTAGGATATAAAATAAAGTTTTCATACATCTTACCAACCATACCTTTAGCTCCTAAGTCTTTTGATGTAGTCTCAAGTGCATCCGCAATACCATTAATTGCATATTTACCATTTAATGGATTAGTAATTCCTTGTGCTATTTGATCAGATGCTCCTTCTATTTCACCCAATCTTTTTAAATCAACACCACCCGCAGATAATTTTTTACCCGGGTCCATATTAATTTGTCTAAAGTCATCACCAAAATATTTTATAGCATCTTCTCTGGTGTTAACTAACATTGGTCTAGTTCCTGTAGCCGTACCCGCTGCGAGTTTAGTTGCTTGTTCGTTAGATTCCATAACTAAATTATCTAAAAATTGATTACGTCTTGTAATCATAGATAGTTTGTTAGTACCATTTAAAATCATTTGTAATGCACTTTTATCTTTACCAAATAGTTCTCCAAACAATTGTTTAAACTCTGGTTTAAGTTCTGACATGTTTGCTATGCCTTTAAAATTAGCTGCATCATCTAATACAGTTTTAGCTGCAAAGTCAGGTAAATTAAATATTACATCTGTTGATTTATCTAATTTAAAACCAGCAGGTAAAGTTGCATTTTTATATACATCAGCTACTAAATTTTCTGCTTCAACAGAACCTAGTCCGGGTTTAGCATCCATAAATACTTGTTTAAGTTTATCTACTGCTTCAGTTGCAGGTTTATAATTTAATGCAGGTATTAAAGAATCGTTTTGAAACAATCTATAGTTAGCACCAAGATAATCTTTCCATTTATCTTTCATTACGTCTTTAAATTTAGTTAAACTAGTGTCATCAAGTCTTTGTCCTAAACCAGAAAACAATGTACCCCAAGTTCCTCTAATTCTAGTTAGTTCTTCAAATACTTCATCAACAGCTTCGGGAGCCATACCTTTAGCTAGTAATTTATTTCTTAAAGGACTTGCAACTGCATCATCCATCTTACCAAAAATAACTTGACCAGTTTCATTTACAATAGGATTACCAGATAATAATACGTCACCCATTTCTTCTGTAAGTTCTACTCTACTTGTTTTTGATGATTGATCTCCAACTCTTTTTATCTTTGGAAAAATTTTATCCATTTGTTTTTGAATTGTAAAACCAACGTTCTCTGCAATGTTAACATCTGCAGCTCTTTCACCTATAGATGCAGTCTCTGCATCAAAAAATTCTTGTGTCTTACCAGCTCTAGCTCTAAACTTAGAACCAAACTTATCTAACATTCTATTAAATTTACTATTACTAAATCTTAAATTTTTTCCTTCTGTTGCTAGTCTTTTAGAAGCTGTAAACAAACCACTCAAACCTGCAGTAAACAAAGCACCTTCAGTTCCAAATTTTAATCTGTTTAATAATTCTGTTTGTGGGTTATCTGATTCTCTATCTATTGCAGTAATACCTCCAACTAAATCTCCTAGAGTTCCTGCTTCTTCTACGTCTGCTATAGCTACGGCGTCAGCTACACCTGCTGCTCCTGCTTGTGCACCAAACTTTAAATACTTACCACCTTTTTTAGCGGCTAAAGCTGTATCAGCTAATCTGCCTGCTGTCTTTGCTGCTAGTCCTGCAGGCACCGCTAGGTTAACTAATAATTCTGATACTCTTCCTGCTGTAGTTTGTTGTGCGTATTCGTCAAAAGGATTTATGTCAGCAAAAAATTCTTCTACTTCTGAAGCTGTGTCGGTCCCCGCTCCTAAATCAATTAATGTTGCACCAAGAGATACTACACCTTCAGGTATTTTAAATAAACCTGAACCAATACCAGCCATGAATGTACCGATGTTACTTACACTATCGCCTGGAGGACCTAAGATACCACTTGTTTCTTTATCAGAAGATGTAAGATCTACGTCAAAAATAGAAGCCATTTATTCTCCTTATCTAGTTCTCGGATTAACTGCTATTACTTTTCCGTCCTTTACCGTAATGAATTTATCTTTATATTTATCTGCTTTTCCAGTCGGTGGTTGATAATATATTCCATCTTCTACGTTGTCAAAATCTACGTTTTCAATATCTACATCAAAAAATTTAACTTGAGATCCGTATTCATCTTTTACATATTCTTTAAATCCTAATTTTGTTCCAAATGCTTCTTTGTATTTAAGAACTTTGTCTGCCTTAGAACCACCTTTACTAATTTTTTCTGAAATTTCTACATCACTAAATACTCTTTTACCATCTTCATCTTTTACACTTTTATAAAAATCTAATAGTTCACCAGTAGCTGTTCGTTTTCCTTTAGAAACAGCTAATGCTTTTCTAATTGCTATGTCTTCTTCTAGTGCAAGTTTTCTAGAAGCTGTTTTAATATTTTGTATAGGATCTAGTGCTTTATTAGCTGCTCTGATTGCAGATCCTGCTCCTTCACCCTCAAATAATCTTGTACCACCTTCAATCATTGCATCAAAAATAGAATCTTTTTTAATGCCGGCACCTAAAATTTCTTCATACTCTTTAGCTGCTTTATCTAATCTTTCTTTTTTACCTACTTCTTTTTCTTTATACTCATCACTACTTTGTTCTTCTGTTGGATTACCATATGCTTGGGCTGTTCTAAGTTTATATAGTTCTTCTTGTAGTCTTTTAGCTTCTGCTTCTGCATCACTTATACCTGCTTCTAATACAACATCATCAGCTCCTTTTTGTCTTTCTTTAAAACCTTCATACATTTTTGATAGTCCATAGCCACCACCAATACCACCAATACCAATAGCTGATTTATAATCTTTTAATTTTCCTGCACCACCAAATACATCTTTTAAAGCTGCACCGGTATTTTGAAACATAGGTCTTAATTTTTCTGCTACGAATCTATCAGTACCAAATGGAGCTGGACCTTTATAATTACCTAATGATGTACTTGATGATTGTGGAGATTTAGTAAAAAAATCTTTTACTTTACTTGCACTTGGTAATCCTGATCTAAAACCAGGAAATTTAGAATAAGCAGACCTTACTACATTTAATCCCCTTGCTGATCTACCAGCAGGTAAAAAACCTAAAATAGTATTCATTTGATCTCTTGTTCCTTTTAACGCTGCTTGAGTTTCTTCTGGTGTATAAGGTAAATTAGTTGCAGGATTTATAGCTATTTTATTAGAATCAAAACCTTTTAAAATATTTGATAAAATGTTTCCACCTGTTTGATAACCTACTCTACCACCACTAGCTAAACCTGTAGCGATTCCATTTCCATAACTAGAAACTTTTCCACCACCTCTGAACATTGGTCGTCTTAAAATTCTACTCATTAATTACCCTGTTAATTTTCCAAGTAAACCACCGATAGCTCCTGCTCCACCAATAAATTGAGATAGTGGACTAACTGGTGCTACTGGAGTTGGCGTTGTAGTTGTAGTTGTGATTGGCATTGTTCCTGGAGTTAGCTGTGATAGCTGTTGTCCAATTAAACCTATTTGTGTAAATGGTTGGAACTGTGCTTCTCTATTTGCAATTTGTGTTGCATCTTTAAGTGCTTGTTGGTAACCTTGATCAGCTTGACCTATTTGTTGTTGGTAAGTACCTAATCCTTGTTGAGCTTCTAAGTCTGTAGCTCTTGCTTGTTGTGCTTGTTGGAATCCTTGATTTAATAATTGTGCTTGTAGTTGTGCTCTGTTTGCACCTTGACCTCTTAAAGCTTCAGCGGCCATTACACCTTCTCTACCACCACCATAAGCTCCCATTTGAATAGCTTGATCTCTTAAACCTTGATTTTGTATAGCAGCGTTTCTATCAAACTCTGCAAGGGATGCGTCTATAACTTGTTGTTGATAAGGAGACATGTATGCCTCAATAGATCCAGCTTCTACTCCTGCTGGTAATGCCATTCCTGGTCCAACTAAAGATTCTAAACCTTTTGCTTGTGCAGCTAAACCTTTTTGTAAAGCAGTTTGATCTGCAATCTCTGGTGCATATTTAGATGTATCTAAACCTTTATAGTTTCTTAATTGTGAAGCAAGACCTGCTCCTAATTTATCTACACTAGTTAATAATGCTGTTCTCGAACCCGTTAACTGCGGGTCATAGAGTTGCCTTGTTTCTTCTACTGCCATTATGCTCGGGCCTCTAAGTTATTCATTAATTGATACATTCGTTGTGCTCCTTTATTTACACTACCACCACCTGCAGCTCTTACCGCATCGGCAGTCATTACAAATTCATTTTTACTTACTCTTGCTGGTACATCATCAGCTTTTTCTTTTGATCCCATAGGTATCATTCCACCACCTCTATAATCCATTTCCATACCTGGAGGTAATACACTACCTCCATCAGCTAACTTTAATTCTCTAACAAATTTATTAGCTTCAGTTAATGCTCTAGAATCCGCGTCAGGTAAACCTCTATCACTATATTCTCTTAACAATTCAATATATTTTTTGCTAAGTAATAATTGTTTTCCTTCATCTAGATCAGCCATTTGCATAATACCTTCATTCATTTTATCATCGCCAACATTTTCTACTACTTCATCCATGCTTATAAAATCTGCTTCAGGTGTATCCATAATACCACCACCAAATGCATAACCTACTCTACCACCTCTAGCTAATCCTTCATAACCTTGTAATTCTAAAATTGCATCGATCTCTTCTTGTGTATATCCATAAGCAGTCATAGAAGCTATAACAGAATCAATATAAGATTGGTCTAATCCTCTTTGTCTCATTTCTTCTTCTACTAATCTTTGTGCCTCTGATCTTTCATAATCTTTTTTCTGTCTTACAGCTTCTCCATAAATTACATCACCACTTGCTTGTGAAAAAGGAGTGGCTCCTGCTGATGTTATTTGTTCTAAAGTTACACCTTCAGCAAAAGGATCTTGTAAAATATCTTTAGCATCTCCTGCAAGGTCAGCTAATTTAGCTCCACCTTTTAACATAAAGTTTTTAGTTTTATCTAATGCTCCTAACCCTTCGGTATTATATGTAGTATTAAAACCACCCATGCCTTGACCTGGCATATTTCCTCCTGGTATGTTTGTATACTCAGGTTTACCTTTACTCATCATTCCTCTAAGTTTATCTCCGGCACCCGGCGCTGTAGCTGCACCTTGAACTCCTGATAATAATAAAGATAAAGGATTTACTTCTCCTTCATTACCTTCTTGAGCTAGTTGACCTACTAAGTTAGCTGCTGCACTTCCAAAACCTCTTCCAGCCATGCTGGCAAAAATTCCCGTGCCTGGTAACATATAAGGCGCAAACGCAGCAAGGTATGGTAATGCTGGTTTTAATTCATTAGGTATTACTTTATCTAATACTTTGGATATTGGTCTAAATATTTTTTTTAAAAATCCCATATTTTGTCTATATTATATTGTTGAAAAGCAAGTTCGCAAGACTTGTATATATGCGATTGTATACCAATTTACTAGAATTTTCACGTCTAGTCAACCAACTTACATTTCACTAGATCCACCAAGAGGAGGCATTTCTGCTATCTTTATCTCAACATCTCTCTTAATATGATCTTTAGTAGTGCTTGTATGTGGGCTGTTAATATCGTCTTCTGCTTCCTTTTCTGAAAGATATTCCCTTCCTGTTTCTTTATGAGTAATAGTCATTATTACTTCAGGAGTAATAACTGGTATAGTTTTACCATCTATTTGTTTTTCATATATTTTTTCTGATTTTTGTTTAACAAACGGCATTATACGTCCTCTCTATTTATTTCTAATATAGATGCTGTAGCAAATAATCTACCTGCATCTGCTGCTGTTACCTGTAATACTTCATTTTCTAACATAATTAAAGGTTCTGTTAGTAATTGTTCTGATGTGTTAGCAACAACTGCTTTAATATTAAATAAAGTAAACTTATTAGCTGAAGCTGGATCACCATCAAATAAATCTACAGTAATAGTTGTATCACTACCACTGTCACTACTAACTAGTAATGATTTTACAATAGCTCTAGAGTTAGAGGGTACCGTATATAAAGTTGTAACTGTGTTAGTAGTTAAATCTAATTTAGAATTTTTATATATATTTGCCATTTAATTTACAAACCAAGTAAATCTTTCTTGATCTTCTTTTAATTGTGTTAGGTATGTAGCATTTAATTGTTCTACAATCAAACTTATAGACCTATTAATTTGTCTTTGATTATCCTCGCTATATTCTTTTCTAGGTTCTGGTAATCTTACTACTATTTTTGTCATTATCCTCTTCTCCCATCAGGTTGTAAATCTACTTGAAATGTACCAAATCTCCACGATTCGCCGGCCGCTGTGTTTTGTATTTTAATATTAGCATAACGTCCTCGGGCTCGTGTATCTATTTTAGTTGTAGTTGAATCTATGGTAAAAGGACTTAGTGCAGTTGCAACATCATTATCTGCAGGAAAATCTTTAACAGAAATTGTTACTTTATTATTACCTGCTAATACTTTGAAGTTAGGTAAAAATCTTCTCATAGCTAGAAATACTTCACTCTGTCCTTGCTGTAAAGAAAAACTAAATGATTGTATAAAAGACTCTAAAGCAGTTGTACTTCCATCTGGATTTATTTGATCTGTTCCTGTTTCTTGTGCAAAATAAGTTGTGTTACCTAAACCAGACTCACCTACCACAGCAGGAAAAGTTCCTGTGCCTGTGCTATTATATGAAGTTGCATAAGGTTGAGGATAAATAAGTGTATCCATCCAAGTAGTTCTATTAAAATTAGTATTAGTATTTGTAACCCATGTACCTAATGGTGGTTGTTTAGCTTCACCATAATTATAACTAACCGATCTATTATTAAAATCTGATCCTGCTGTTGGGTACCACCAAACAACTTCTGTAAATAAATTATTTAGTCCTGCACAAACCTGTTGACCCTTAGTTGTATCTACATCATCAAATACATAATCTTCTACACTACAAGGTAGTGAGTTTACTGTACCATCAAATGCAAAGAAACCATTATTAGACATCCAGTATGCAACACCATCTATTTCAACAGCTGCATTTTTACCAATCAATCCACAGTTAGTACCAACTTGTTCAAATCCAAATGTAAAAGGCGCACCTACAAATTTCATTGTATACAATGCATTGTTGGTCCATATCAAAATATTTTCTTTTGCAACCAAAGCTCCTACAATTTTTGTACCATCTTGTATTCTTTGTGTACCCGCAGAGTTAGTAGCTAAAGGTGTGTATTCATTTATATTTTCAGCTGAAGAAAATCTAATAAACATATCATCTTGTGTAGAGGTATCTCCAATAGTTGTTTCGGTTCCAAGATGAATTAAGTGACGTGTTGTTGGTGATATAAGAGTTATTCTTGTAGCTGTTGGATTGTTTGTAGTTTGAAATCCTGATGTTGTAGTCGATGCTCTTGTTGATAATCTTGCAGCAATGGCAGAATTCCAAGTAAAAGTTTTACCGTTTGCAATAGTTGCAACTAGTGTGTCACTAAAATTACTTAATGACCAAAGTCCTGGTTCGAGAATAATAGTACCTGCGTCTACTGCATCACCCCATCCTGACCAGTCGGTAGCATTTGTAACTGTAGTTCCTGTTGATGTAGAACCAGGTGCTGTCGTTCCTAATTGTGAACGCGAACATCCAGTTAATTGATTAGCAGTATTA